AGAGGCCGGTCGCGCCCGTGATGTGGTCGGTGCTGCTGGTCATCAGCACCATGAGGTTGCGCGCCGTCGATTGCTTCAGCATGGCATCACCTGTTCACGACGCGGGAGCGGGAGTAGGTGTTTCCGCCAGCCGGGGCAGAGGGCGGCGGGTAGTGGAGGATGGTCGCCTCTACGTCGAAGTTGATGAAGGTCGAGTTCGACCCCGTGGCCTGCGTTCCGCCAGCCACAAGCGCGGTTCCAGCGACCAAGGCCAGACCGTCACCCGGCTTGATGAGGATGCCTGAACCGGCCTCTGCGCTGAACAAAAGGTCGTTGCCGAGGCTCGACCGTTGCATCCCGATCTTCGTCTCGCCAATCGCCGGGAAGATATTGGTCATCAGGGCGCGGCTCAGGGTGCCCGCATCGACCTGTGCCTTGTTCCATGCCGACAGAAGAACGCCCGTGGCCTGATACGTGAGCCCATGCGTCTCGTAATAGTCGGCCTGCCACTCGCCCGAGATGCGCGGCTGCAACGGCCCGCCCTTCACGACGAGCGCGGATGGGATGCTCTTGGAGGTATCGGGCTTGATCGGGGTGATCGTGTCGCCGCCGAGGCCGATGCCAGAGACGCGGCAGATGCGGAGCGCAGGCTGGAGGACAGCCTCTCCGTCCATCGGCAGCACCCAGAGCTTCACGGCCAGAACGACGCCGCTGCCAGATCCGTTGAAGATCGCGAAGACAGCCTCGCCCAGACGACGGTCGGTAGACATGTCCACGCTGCGGCAGATGTACGTCGCGCCCGTCGCGGTGTTCGTGATGACCGCTGCGGTCTGCATCGAGTGCTGAGACCCGTAGCTATCTTGGAACAACCCGATGCCCTGACCTTCGCGCAGGATGATCGGCTCCACATCCGCGCTCTCGCCGCCGCGCCAGATGTCGGCGTAGTGACCCTTCTGGTGCGTCATCATGCTGCCGCCATAAGTGCGGCTGGAGAACTGCGTGTTGGCGGCGGTGAGCGAGTACGCAGGCGCGTCAGCGATGCGGCGGAAGATGTCCGTTGCCGTGACGCTGTCGGGGTTGTTGGCGATGACGACCTGAGCGGGCAGGCTTGCGTCTGCCGTGTCCATCAGGATTGGCGTCACCGTGTCGCCGCCAGAGAGCGCCGTGATGCGCGCGATGGACATCGACGCCGCGCGACCCACGCCAGCGGTGTTGTTGGAGATGGGGGCGCTGGGAGACACGCGCAACGAGACAAGCTCGAAATACCGCCGGTCGTCCGAGGTCTCGTTGTTGAAGATTGCCAGCAGCGCGTCCTCAAGCGGGCGCACATCGACAGCGTCCAGCTTGAGGTACAGCGTCTCAGGCATCCGGCGTCACCACGACGAACTGGCTGTATCGCGACGGGATCTTGCACCCAGGGCAGACGATGGGCGGCGACGCCGGGCCGAGGCCCCCGTTGATGTCGTTCTCGACGCGAGCGGCGAAGTCGTCCTCGACCTCGAACTCATGCAGGCACGACCGATGGCGCAGCGTCTTCATCGTCAGGACGCCGCGTCGGTGAACTCGATCTCCAGATCAGCCGTGCCGACCGCCGAGGTACCGCTGTGCAGCAGCTGCACGCCCTCGCTCGACCGGCAGACCAGCGGCTCGACGTTGGTGTCGCCATAGCCCGCGTTCCAGATCTCCGCGAACGGGACCAGCGTCAGCCAGTTGGCCTGCGTCGTACCCGCCACCACCGGCTCCTCGTTGACGAACAGGAAGCGGCGGAAGATGTCGCTGCCGGTGACCGTGCGGTTGGTGCCACAGGTCGTGTTCGCGTCAAGAGCCGAGGAGTTCGTGTCGTGCTTGACCGGGGTCACAGCGGTGCCAGCGGACGCTGCCGTGATGCGGCGCACCTGAGCGGTCGTGATGACACCAGTCACCGCGCCCGTACCGTTATTGAACCAGTAGCACCTGTAGACCCGGATCACGCGGGCCGTGCCGGTTGCGTTGAACACATCCAGCATGTCCTTGCTGGAGGCATACGCCACCGCACCAGAGGTCGCTCGCCAAGTCGCTGCCATGTCAGGCTCCCATGTCGATGATTGTCTTGCCGGTGCCCTGCGTCGCGCCGAACACCGTGATCTCCCCGCGCCCGTCCATGCTCGGGCCAGCAGCCCATTGCTGGATGCGGTTCTCGTTGAGTGCGCGGACGCTCGCGTCAAGATCGTCGCGGATGTCGCCCGGCATCAGACCGATGCGCCGCCCCGCTTGGATTTTCAGCATGAACTCCTTGCAGGCGCGCACATGACGCTCGGCAAGGGGCTGCTCCGTCCTGAGCAACCAGCAATCCATTGCCGGTCGCCACTCCATCGCTGGCTGCTTCATTGCATCATCCCTCCGGGTACGACCTCGACGCCCTCTGCCCTTCCATCGGCACCACGAATGATCCTTCGCGGCGCGCCCATGGACTGCATGAGGGACTGGATCATCTGCATCATGCGCTGGTCGCGGGCAGCGTTCTGGGCGTCCATCTGCTGGATCATGTAGCGCACATCCTCGCCCATCTGCTGCGAGGACGACTTCACCACATCCATTTCGGGAACATCCGCACCGGCAGCACCGATCCTCGCCACCATGATCTTCGTGTCGGCCTCCATCTTGGCCTTCTGGGCCTCCATGGCTTGCTTGGCGACGAGTTCCTGCTGGACGCGCATGTTCTCGTACTCTTGCTTCATGCGCGCGATTTCGGCCTCGTTCTGGATCCGCATCTCCTGCAACATCCGCTCGTTTTGGATGCGAAGCTGCTGAAGCTGCTGGTCCCCGACCATCTGCGCCTGCTTCATCTGCTGATCGACTTGCATCTTCTGCGCTTCGATCTGCAACTGCTGCTGCGCCGACTCGGCCTCTAGCTGGAGCTTCTGCTGCTCGACCTGAACCTTGGCCTGTTCAGCCATCGCCTTCGGATCCGGCGGAGGCGGCGGAAGTTCGTCCACGCTTCTCGGAAGAATGCCATCAATGCCGTCAATTTCCATCTCCTCCAACAGCCTCCTCGACACCGCAAGGAGGGCTTCCGGGTTGTTCGCCACAAGGGGATTGTTCTTGGCGAACTCGAAAAGGAACTGGGCCTTCTGGACCCTGCTCTGCTGGTTCATCATGCGGGGATCGGCCACCGGCATGATGAGCATGTCGTCCATGAAGTCCTGCTCGGTGACAACCATCTCCTCCGGACCTTCCGGAGTGACCGAAATGAAGCTCTCGATTCCACGGAAGTAGATCCCGTGGAGGCGATAGATCTTGTTCAACTCCTTCGACCACGAGTGCAGCAGGAATTCCTGCACCGAGGTGAACATCACCAGCGACTGCTCGACCATCGTCTGCATGGTCGTGGGCTGGAAGACCTTGTTGATGTCGCCCGCAGCGGCATCCGTGGTCGCGCCAATGCGCTGGGCGCGCGTCTCAAGCTGGGCAATGGCCTGCATGAGGGTGTTGGGCGGGGCGGGGAAGGACAGCGTCTTGATGCCCTTCTGGATGTCGTCCGTGCTGGCCGAGACCGTCTTCAGGCTGCCGAGTTCGATCTTCACCGGCCCCTTGCTGATGTTCAGGGCCTCCGAGATGAAGCCGCTCATGTTGCCGTGGATCGACAGCGTGGTCGCGTCGATGAACTGGCGCAGGAGCTTGTTGACCGCAATGTTCGTCTTGCCCAGCAGGAAACCAAGACCGTAGCCGTAGAACCCGTCCGGGTTCACGAGGAAGCGGTAGTGCGTGTATTCCTCAATCGGGAGGCGACCATTCAATGGTAGCCCTGTCTGGTCTACCTCATACCGCACTTCGATGCGGAGCAGCTTCTCCGAGGTGACATCCACCCAGATCTTGTACGGCTCCGCGATCCCGTCCCCGTCGAGGTCGAGATGGCAATGCTGTTCGATGATCTGGGCCATGTCTTCGCTCTGCGTGGCAGAGGCGTGGATGCCGTTGTCCCGGTCGTTCTGCTCCTGAATGGGCGAGCGCAGGGCACCGATCATCATCGGCTCGGGAGGGAGCAGGAAGTAGCCCTCAGAGGCGCGGATGCGGCCTTCGTTGAGGTTGAGGTGAATCAACTCGGTCTTGCGGTGGACATCTTCGATGTTGATCGGCCCGATGTGGTACGGGACGTAGAGGTCCTCTGCGCGCACGGCCCGGGTGACGATCTTGTTCATCACCGGGTCGAAGTACGTCTTCGTGAAGTCCGACCCATGCACCGCAACCCGCAGGAGCATGGCCGACTTGTCCTCCTTGTAGGTCTGGTCCTTGAAGAACAGGGAC